CACGAATTGTGTATGGATAATACTTATAAATCCCAGAAGGGCACCGATATATGCAAGCAGTGTAAAGATGACCGTAAGTCATCACGCCCACAGCTATGCTAGTGAGCGCACAGATCATTAGCCAATCATGTTCATGCGAAGAAGCAAAACAATAATAAAGCCAGATGTACCAATCATAATGGCCTCAAGGCGCTTCACGCGGTTAAACAAATCTTTGAATTGAATATCCATTTCAGTCTTGATAGCCACAACTTCCTTCTCCAATCCATCAATGCGCTGATGCGCCGACGCTACAGTTCTTTTATCCATGCTCATAGTATTCTTATGCCTCCAGCGCATCTAATCTTGTTTCGATAGACGCCAGACGTTGCTCCGTAGCTGCACTTACGAATGACAATAGCTGCGGGTAGCGGATACCCTTGCGGTTGCTCTCAGTGGAACCTGCTGGAGCATCTGCAAGCGTGGGGTAGTTCACACCACTGTGCTCCCACCAAGTAGTGCTAATAAAGAACGCATAGTCACCAGCGTCTAGCCCTGCGTCTGTCATGGCTTGCTCTACTTCTTGAGCAATGACGCCTGTGTGAGTTCGTGCTGCGTCACCCTTCTCAGTAACAGCGGAGTTCCACTTGAACGTCTTAAACAACTGGCTGATAGCCTTGGCTGCATCCATCTCTGCTGTAGTGAGTGAAGCAATCTGCTGCTTTTCGTTGGCATCAGAGGTTTGGATTGTGCCATTCGTAGCATAAATGTCATCAAACCTACTTGAGCTACCGCCCAAGTCTATACCATTGTCTCTCACTGCATTGCCAGCTACATCAAAGGGATCAATGCGGTCAGAGCCTGTGTTTTGAAAATGTAACCCTACTCCACCCTCACCAATCCACAAGTCACTGTCCTGAAAGCCAATTGCCCCTACAAGTGTACCACTATTATAAAATTTAATAATATTCTCGTCAGAGGAGCTAATAGTCATTCCAGGGAATGTAGCATCAGATGCTTCAATAGAATTGAAAACGGGATTGCGGCCAAAGATACCACCTTGCTGCTTAATCATTGTTATCTCCTTACATCGCAGAAATTATAAATGTTAGAAGCTCAGTGTAACGAACCCCATAACTGTCATGTGTTTCTAAATCGCCAGTTTCTTCCGATCCAGTAGTCCATTGATCGTAGCATAACATGGCGTAGTCGTGAGCATCTAAGCCTTCTGCCTCAAAAGCAGCTTTTACTTCCTGAGCTATTACACCGATGTGCACTCGCGCATTGTCACCCTTAGCCGCAACAGCATCCTTAAACTTAAACTTCTTTAACTTACCTTTAAGAACTACAGCCACCCTAGTTTCAGCAGCATCTATGTCAGCAATGTCTTGCTTCTGACGTTCATCAGATGTGTTGATTGTGCCGTTAGATGCAAAGACTTCACTCCATCTGTGGCTTGCATCACCTAATGACTGACTACCATTTGCCGATGGGCGAACAGTACCATCAGATGCAACCTCAAACACAGGAGCAGCCGCAGTCGTGCCGCCATCAGCCGAATTACCTACAACAAAGTCATGCATCCTGTCTGTGTCAGGGGTAGTATTTTTAATGAAACCAACAAAACCAACCTCAACAGGAGAATCGTCAGCATCTAACTGTGTACGCCAAGATTGCTTTAAACCCTCACCTAAGCCTAAGTTTTGACCACTTGCTCTTTCATACCAATCAAAGTTCATTACAGAAACTGGAGTGGTAGTATTACCAGATGAACTGCGGGCCGTTCTTGAAAAAGTCATACCCTTGGGTTGTGCAACGTCTGTTGATCCAATACCACCGCCAGAAGGCGAGCCGTAACCCGTTACAGTACCCGACCCAACCTGCACAAAAGGACAAGTAACATACACAGCAATCTTGTCTGATTGACTGCCAGAAATTAAAAAATTATCAATGTAGCCTTCGTATAAACTTCCAGCTTCACTGCACCTAATTGGATGCTCTGGCCCATTACTAGAAGCAAAGCCATCTACAGATATTGGTCCTACTAAGCTGTTTGTCGTGTATAAACCACGCTCCATTTCTAAGTCGCCAGAACCAAACCCATAAATAGACATGTTCTTAATAAGAATATTTGATGCGCCATTGTAAACCCGACACACTGCATCTGTAGATAGGGCTGTTGCATCACTGTAATCATCAGCCAAATCTAAAGTGCTGTCATTAAAACTAACGTTTACTAGATTAACATTTTCATACGAACGAATACGCATACCAGCAATGGCATTGTATGTTGACTGAGAAACATTGCCGGTATTACTAACATTAGGAATGGCAGTACCACCAACAGTTGTTACAGTTGGATGAGCTACAGACTTAGGTGCAATAACCGAAATGTTTGACAGCATTACATTACGAGCCGTTGGGCTTGTACCTGTGTAAGCAATTGTAATGCCTTCTTCGTCTACAATTTCTGGGTCTTCTCCCTCGTCAGCCTTGTAAACAACAATGTTATCTGTCCCAGAAGCGGGGGCCGATGTGAATGTTAAGGTTACACCGCTAACAGAAAATCCTGATGTTTGCTTTACACCACCAACATAAACAACCGGAGAAACCGTATAGCCGCTTGGCAGTGTAAATGCCGTTGTGCTTCCATCGCCACTAAAGGTTGCCTTATTTGCGTACCAGCCTGAGTGCCTAAGCTCTACACCTTGAGTATTGTTTACGGCTCTAAGCCCATTCACAATCACGTTGTAAGGTGCTGGTGCGTAGTCATGCCCTTTAATCTGAAGGCCATAATTACCGCCAATAGTTACGCAGTTAGTTACAAATACGTTTCGGCTACCGTCATCAATCTCAATGCAGTTTGAGTTCTGAGGAATACGAACACCAGATGGGTTTTCTGACCAGCATCCAATAATGTTAATGTCTGTTGAGTGGTGAGTGGTAATGTTATCATCACCTCCACCAGAGACATAACAATTTTGAAGTGTTACATTCTTAGACGGTTGGCTGTCGTAAGTCGCACCGTCAGTTCCTGTCCGATAAGCAGGAGCCGTAACATCAATACAGTGCTTATAACCATCAATAGCCCAGACGTTTTTTACTAAAACATTTTCTGAGTAACAAATGCTCAATGCTGTTTCATCGTTATCTTGATAGGTGCTATATCCAGCAGTTCCGTTAAACGCATCAGTGAGCTGATTACCACCCGTAACAGCCCAGCGGGTACGGTTGAAATCAATCTGCATATTTTCAATAACAATGTTTTCACGCTTGTTATTTCTAAAGCCAGTCATAACCACAGTAGTATTGCGGCCCTCAGTCCCAATCATTTTGATAATACTACTTTTACCATCTCCAAAAAAGTAAGTATTGCTTGGAATAAAGATAGTTGCGCTGACTATGTAAGTGCCAGCAGGTAAATACACATTACTTGTACCAGAAGCGGCAGTCAGAGCAGCTTGTATTTCTGTGGTATCGTCCGATGTTCCATCACCAACAGCCCCAAAGTCTTTAACCGAAACAGTCTGTCTTAACTTTGATTGAACGGTAGTCTGAACCGCTCCAGTTCCAGATGGATCATAAAGAATTGAACTGGCGTTGTTTCCCGTAGCGTTAATAAAAGAACTAACAGCAGCATCAAGTTGAGCGGCGGTTGTTTCTGGGCTAGTTACAGATCCACTTGTGGTAAAACTTATTAGCTTGCCAGCGCGATCAGCTACCAATGGCAAATTCAGAGTTGCATCTTCATCGCCTGGAGGAACGGCAAGAGTACGGCCAAAGCGCTCATCAAGTTGCTGAGACATGATGACATTGCTGTCAAGCTGTTCATTCAACGAAGAAGCCAACAAGTCACCAGCAGTCACGAAGTCAGTTGTGCGTGATAGTTCACGGCCACCGATGATTGTCAGAATGTCCGTAAGCACCAAAGCAACAACCATCGTGATGTTGCCCGTACCATTCGCATCAATCGATACAGTGTAATCGGTTGTTTCTGTCAGCAGCACGTTGTTCTTGTAAACAACGATATCACTTGACTGCAAAACATTGAATGTAAAGGCATACGGGCCGGTTCCAGTATTGCCTGTGAACTGAACTCTGCGCGTAACAGGGTTAATTGCGATATCGGACATGATGTTTTCCCGTTCCTTTGCTTACTCTATAGCAGATTTATCATCTTTGCTCAAACACGTTTGACACTTCTGGCCCTCTTTCTGGGGTGGTTTTACCAGGACGCCACCAGAAATTCTGCCCATATTCACGTTTATACCTGGATTCCAACCGGCGCATCTTGCTTCTGGCATCTGGATCTGCCCATAGCTTTCCTTGATCCAGCACCATTCTTTCCAATGCCAGGCGAGAATACCAGAGCGTAGAGCCTGGAGTGTAGCGACCGGCAAAGTTAATAAACTCGCTTCCGATATTTGTATCTTCGCCTTTGATAGCTTGCGCTATATTTCCGGTTGTTAATTTATTAACATCATCAATAAAGCCAATAACCGGCCCTGCAACAGTTTCAGGCAAGCCTCGATCGTAACGGTTTACATCTGAGAATAAGAAGTCTCCGTATATACCAAGACCACCACCTTGAAGCATTGCAGCGCCCCAAAACTCTGGATCTGTCATTGGGCGAGGATCGCGGCCCTTAGCCATTTCCTTTAGCTGCATTGCCAGAGCGCCCATCAATGTAGTGCTAATCAACAGATCCGCGAAGTAAGTGCCCTTGGCCCTTTGTGTAGGTTGCGCCAGTCCGCGCATAATATGCGTGTTGACCAGAGTAACGCCAAAGTTTTTATACATGGCAAACGATCGAGTAAGCTCACCGGCAACTGTGCCTGGACGAGTATCACCAGTTAGAGCGGTACGGCCACGGAGCGACGAGCTGGGTACAGCAAAGTTTGTTTCTGTCTCTACCATAGCCAAGAGATTAGTTGCTAAGTCACGGGCTAAATCTGAACGTATATCTGTACGGGCCTCGATGTCCTCAGCTCTTAGAAACGAAGCGCCCTCATATTCATAGAGCGGGGTTGTTCTAACAATCTCCCATTTGTCAGCGCCAATCCCATAGTGATCTAGCGTTTTCTGCATCATGGGGTCGAGCTGCTTAAATGTCTTGCCAGCGTTGTCAGCCAGGTTTCCTAAGAACTCCATTCCAAAAGACCAGCGACCGGCATTCGTCCAGGGAGAAAGCAGCGAAGCCCTCATAACAAAGTCAGCCATACGGCGCGTTATCTCTGGCCCTGACAAGTCACCAACGTAACGCATTTGTGTAGCGGCAAGAGTTGACCAGCCTTCAGCCGTTAGACCCAGGCGAATAGCCAGGCGTCCTTTCTCTTCCATGCTGAGAGGGTTCATAAAGTCCAAGTATTTCTTCAGCATTTTGGTTTGCGGCAAGCCAACCATAGATCGAGCAATGCGACCAAAATTCATATCAGTTGTTGCAGCAATAGCCGCGCCACCGAGCTGCGCCGATTGCAATACCTGTCTAATGCCGGCGAATGTATATGCAAGCATACTGTCAACAGGTGCATTTATAGATCCAGTTACCGCAGAGTATAGAGCATCAATAGATGCGCCAGTGCGTCTAGCAGCGCGTTCTAGTTTTGCATCGCCAGCAGCGTCAGCTTCTAATGTTTGTTTGATAAAGTTTGTTGTTGCCCTTGGATTAGGGCCAAGCACTTCCATCATAGCAATGTCACGCGACATCATATCAATATGGCCCATCATTGCGTCAAACGCATTTGGATTCCCAAACTTCTGCTGATACTCCATCCAGCCATCTGCGTTTTCAAAAACAAAGAAACGATGATCTTGATTGCGTTGAGCAAAGGACTTATTGCCTGTCATTGTGCCAGGCTTAACTTTGTTAAATCCATCTTTGCTGATTGTTTCATAAGCATCACGCATAGCATCCGCAAGCTTTGCATCTGAGAAAGGCAAGCCCGTTTGCTCATCTATCATTTTTTTTAGATCTAAGCGCGGAGAGATGAAGTCTCGCCATTCTTTATATGTTGATTGACGAACGCGCATAGTGTCATGGATCTGAGGCATACCCCAATCAGCGCGTTTCGGTATGGCACCACCGGCAGCATTGAACCGAGTGCGTAAATATTCCGAAGATGCTTTCCATGCCTGAGACATTTCTCTAGCAGCCGCATCGCCGGTTTCTTCGCCAAAGATCTCACGAACTACATTTTTAAGTTGGGCTTTGTTTCTTGTTTCTCCGACTACATTGCGCCGAAAAGTAGACAAAAACTCATCCATCTTTCTCGTAGCGCTACGCTGAACAGCTTGCTGCACCTGGACAATGCTTCTGAACTTTGATGTCTGATCTTGCTCATATAATGCCAAAGCCGCTCTGTTTTTGTCAGGTGTGCCTAGAGCCGTTTTGTAATTTGATAAGTCATAATTGATCTTCTTCCAGGTTGTAGCCTGGAGCATAGCGCGGCGCTTGCGTTGTATAGCAGCCTTTTTTGCAGAGATAAATGTATCAGCCGCAGCTTTTGCTGTTGCAGCAGCACCACCCATTTGCCGGTTATACTGCGTTTCTAGCTCATCAAACAGACCCTTGATCTCATTGGCCTGATCCTCAGTGATCTGACCTTCAGCAACGCCCTCATCAATACAGTTTTTAAAAGTCATATTGTACAGAACTCCAATCGGGATATCATTGCGTCTTCTTGATCCATTTGAGCCTTAACATCTTTAAGCGTCATAGTTGTTGGCACAACTTCATTAGTGTCAGGATCTAAGCGTTCACCAAGAGGAACCTCAAGATCCATATCGTCAAAGATGTCAGATGTATTTATATCGTCAGCTATTCCTCCGCCTGGGGTAGGCTGCGTTTTTTCGAGAGAATACGTTGCACTATCGCGCTCTGCGACTCTGATAGCGTCTGGTCCTGTTCGTCCACCCGAAGGTACATCGAAGCTAGATCCTGATAGCGGGTTGTCTCCTGAGATTTCTCTGATTTCTTTGGGGTCATTGAAGCCGCCATTGTTGTCGATTTCTGCATAGCCATCGGCTGCGCCCTCCTGTCTTAATGTTCTAAATGTGGCAGATGGATTAGCTCCAACAGCATCAAGATATGCCGGTGGAATAATTCTGCCAGAAGATACGAAACGCCCGATCATACGTTGATATGCGTTTTCTGGGGTAACATCCATATTTACAAGACGAACCTTGTACCCCTTATCTTTATATAGTGATATTACTTTACGAATACTAGAGGCAGAATGCCCCACCTTCGGCAGAACGATATTAGTTCCTTGCTCGATCATCAAGGATTGTAAGATCTTTGCCAGGTCAGAACTCTCTTCATGCACCGCTGATGCACCAATACCGCCCTCATACTCTGGCAGCGCCTTCTTAATCTCATCGCTGTCAAGAATAGCAGATCTGTTTGCAACGGCTAATTCATTAGCGATTGTGCTTTTACCGGCAGCGGGTGGGCCTAAAACTATAGTCAGTTCTTTGTTTCTGAAAACAGGCTGCGGATCTATGCCTAGTTCTTTAAATGCTAACTGCTCTGCATCAAGCTCAAACCGAACCATTGCCTCTGCTGTTGAGGTAACATCCTGGTCATCTATTTTATAAACGCGAGAGTTATGCCAGGCTTCTGTGTTGTAACCTTCTATGCCAGACGTTTCTGCGCGAGCTTCCATTTCATCTAGCGCTTTAATCACAGATGGATGATTGTCTATCTGATCTCTGGTCGGGCTTTCATCAAGCAACCGTTTGAGGCCAGCAATAGAGTCAGCATCTACCTCGTCAGCGCCAAACATATCATCAATTAGCTGATCGGCCTGGCGTTCTGCTGCTACCCCTGTTGGCTCGTCGAAGCCCTCAAGGGCTGGTTCTTTTTCAATTTCAGATCGAGCGATCTGCGGCGTACCATCGACAGCGCGTCCAATGTCGCCAGAAGATATGCGGTCGAAGTCGCCCGATTCAATTGATCCTCTGACAGCATCGAGGAAACCTCTGGTTGCTTCGACATAGCTGTTTGTGTCTCTGGCTGTTCTTGCTGCTTGGTTGAGGGCATCGGAGAGCGGCCCTTTTCTGTTTGCAAGCGTTTGGAGGAGCGCGATCGTTTGGCCATCTGTATTCGCCTTTCTTTCGTTTGCTTCCTTAACTAAGACGTTGCCTTCTGCTTCCAGGCGTTCCGAGTTACGAACCAATGTTTCAAATGCTGCCTTATCACGGCGCAGTTCTTTATATGCTCGATCTAAGACCTTTGCACGTTCTACATAATAGCTTTCAGTTACCAGCTCTTCACCGAATAGAGATATTTGCTCTACCTCTTCAGCTCCAGCCTCACGCACCTGGCGCACGATTGATTCTGCTTGGAAGGCATTGCTAGGCTCAGACTTGGCTAAGACCTGGATAGCCGCATCTTGCAGCTTAGGATCATCAATCAATCTGCCAACGATAGCGCCATAGTTTGCCGGTATCACTTCATTAACGATAGCACCGAATGCCTCATCGCTTAGAGCCATCATATCTCTAGCCTGGCGTACTAGCTCAGAACGTGGCGGCAGTTCTGACAATCTATCGGGCTCAACCCGCAATACCTTAGCCGCATCAATAGATGTACCAGTGCCTTCTGCAATATTCTTCATTGCAGCAATAACACGCGCTTCTTCTGGGCTGATCCCGTCAACCTCGCGCAGCTTATACCCGATAACCTTTACATCCTGAGAAGGATCTTGCGACCGAATCCGCTTTGCTAGACCTAGACGCTGGTGGCCATCAGCAATAGCCAAACGACCATCGGCATATTCATACACCGTTACAACACCAGCTTTGTATTTATCCCAGGTAGTTATACCTTGCAGTCTTTCTGTTACGCCAAACTCATCGCCGCCAGCCTTGAACTGAAACGTCTTGGCATCAACAGCAATTTGCTCTGGATCTAAGGTGTATAGAACACCGTCAAGATTATCTGCTGCCTCTGCTGCCACGGCGGGCTTTATAGGCGCGTTTGGCTCTGGCGTTATCTTAGGCGCTTGATTGTTCTCTATCGCCGCTTGTGCGGCAGTTAAACGGCTCTGATGCTCAAACTCTGCCACATTAGGATCTTGCGGCGTTTCTAGCGGATTAGTGGCAACCACTTCCTCTTGTGCTTCGAGGACATCAACCAAAGCTTGATCCTCTGGGCTAATAGGCTTGCGGCCTTTGCCAGATAATACTTCCCAGCCTTTCTTTGCTTGCTCCGCAGTCATTCGTATGCCGCGACCAGCAACCGGCAATGCTGCGCCGAATGCGCCTTGGATAGCTACATTTGCCAGAAAGTCTTGATAGCTATATTCCAGATCAAGCTCATTATACCACTTGGCAACATCAACCTCAGTAATTGCACCAACGCCAGCATTTATAGCAGCGCTCTGCATTACGTTCTTCCAGAATGATTTAGACCAACCGCCAAACGGCATTGTGGCTTGCGTTACCGGATCACCAAACGCTGAACCCATAGAGCCAATAAACCGAGCAGATGCACTAGCCAGGTCAGGATTTGTTCTCGCAAGCTCTGCTAATTCATTCTGCTTAGACTGCACAAAGTCTTTAGTACGCTGATCGATTACATCAGGCGTTATATCTTGTAGCTCTGGCGGCAATGATTGTCTGTTCTCTGCCATCCAAGAATAAAGCTCTTGGGTTTGCCGCTCATAAACGCGAGGCGCACTTGTATCAAACAAGCTGCTGCTGAGGTATATGCCAGGGTTTTCAAAGTCGCCGCCGTTTTGATTGGCTAGGTCTACGATCGGCCCCCAGACTTCCAGCATAGTAAATGCTTTGCTGTTTGCACCAGACCCACCGTTGAAGCGAGCAACATCAAACGCAGTCGTAAGATTTTCCGTAAGCGTACCAGGTGGTGCTTGCAAGCCCTGCTGGGGAAGAATGTCTAGCGGATCGGGTTGGTCAAAGTTCATTGAGTGGCCTCAACTAACTTCTGCATATCAAAAGTCAATGCACTACCGGTTTCATCAAAAACATATATAGGCTCGCCAGTGCTAGGATCTCCATATACTAGGACAAAATTATTTCCACCATATGATATTGGTTTGTAATTACTGTCTAAACTAAACATTCCACGGCCAGAAATCTCTTCTGCATATTCTGCGCTTAAAACTTGACCGCCAGAAGCAGCAGCTATGCTCTCCGGTGTCATTGCCTTTAATGCTGCTTCAATATCATCAGAACTTAGGTTTGGCGGTACAAGTGTATTTGCGCCACGGACTTCTTGAATACCACCATTGCCAGCTCCATCAGCTCCAAGGGCAAGATTTATAGCATCTTCCCAAAGATCTTCATCGAAGTTTTGTAAATTGTTAGTGTTAGCCATGTCAGCATAGATTGCTGTAGCGACCTCTCTGGTAATTCCAATTGTATTTGGCAAGTAACGTAAAGCCTCAGTGGTTTTTGCATTAAATAATACATCTGTATTTGAAGCGGTAAACTCAGGCGGTTTATATCCACCTTTTAGCTTATCCATTCCACGCAATGCAAAGTTAGCCGCATCCATTCTCTCGTTTACAACCAGCGCACCAATACCGGCAAACTCTGGAGCAGTCTTAGATATTTCAGCCATCATATCAGGAGCGGCTTGGCCAGCGCCATCAACAATACCACCTAATATAAACATACGCTGAGAGCGATCGGCACCATCCATAACTTCAGCCAGCATAGATCTTTCTTGCGGCGTAAAATATGTTACCGGCGTTGAATACTTAGAAGAAACAATAGTCGCATCATTAATCCGTTTCTTCATAGTTTCTATTGTTGCATCTGGGTTTGTAAAATCAATCGGTGTGATTTCAATAGCATTGCCATTTGCATCGTTAAGGCCAACGCGCATAGCGTATGACAGAGGATCTTTCTTTAGTTCTGCCTCCATGCCAGAAAGCATTTTCTTCGCAAGATCGTATGTTTCTATCTCGACCGGAGTATCTAATCCAGCATCGCCAATGCCCTCAATGCCCGCTCCGAGGGATCTAATGTATCCAGCAGCTTCGGCTGGCGTCATATTGCCTACAGCCTCAGCAGTAGCACTTGTTATGTTTAACGCCATAACATCCTCAGTAAGATCTTGCCTTAGATCTTCTGGAACATTGCTGACAGCTTCAATTAACTTTGCAATATCCCCACTTTCTACAGCGCGACCGGAATCAACTATCTTTTGGAAGTCTGCAATTTCATTCGCCAGGTTATCAACAATAGGCTTGAACTCTGCTTTGCGAGCTGTTTGAGCTTTTTCTACACCAGCCTCAGCAGCAGTTAGATACGCCTGCGCAACCTTTAATGTTTCAGCTTCTATGAGCGTATCAATTCCAGCCTCACCCATACCTTCAAGACCTTGGCTAAGGGCTTGCACCTCAGCAGCTAGATCTTCTGGCGTCATCTTACGAAATGCAGCAGCCTTATCCATGTTGAACTGCAAACGCCCGACAGCATCCCTTGCACCCGCACCATAATCACCGGCAGCGTCAGCTCGCTCTCTCAGCGTCAATACTTCTTTCTGCGAAGGCATACCGCCCAATGCTAATATGCGGCTTTGCTCATTGACATCAGCGACAACAGCCGCAGCCTCGCCTTGAGTAACGCGCAGTTTAGAATTGTAGTCAGCTCGCAGTTGCTTACGCAGAGTTTGAGTTTGCGCTAAAGACATACCAGCAACAGGCTTTGTTTCCATGCCAGTCAGCATCTCAGCCTGAGTATCAAGATCCGCTGTATTGAATCTGTAAATTGTGTTTTCTTTTATAGCAGCATTAAACGCTTGCTCTTTAAAGGCAATAAGCGTTGCATCATCAGCACCCAAACCCGCCAGTAAATCAAGACTAACATCAATATCACTTCTTATCTTTTCGGCATTATAGCCAGGTAATATTGCAGTGCCGAGAATGCGCTCAAGCTGAACATCAGCAGCGGTGTTTACTTTGGCCTTAGCCTTTGATGCTTGTAACTTTACATAATAATTAGAATATTTTTCTTCTGCTTTAACGGATGCAGAGGACAACCTGGTCTGCAACATCAATGCTGCTTCTGGGTCTATTGTATCTAGTGACGCAGAGTAACCATCCTTAATATCTGCAAGCTGCGCCTGGATAGAAGTAAAGGGCGTTTCGTTTCTTTCACCCTCTGCCAAGACGCGCATGATCTCGATCTCAGCTTCGTTCTGTATTTCAGCAACAGCCACGCGACTGCCCAAAGCATATGCTGCACGTTCTGCAATCGTAGAAGGGCCACCGGCTTCTTCTATTGCCGCAAGAGTAGGACGAGCGCCCTCTTCTCTAACGCGCTCTTGTCCTCTTACCGCAGCAGCCGCAGATGCTTCTTTGAAGGCAAAGTCAGCCATACGATCGACTTGCTGAGAAATGGTCTGACCAAGCCTGGCTTGTTCCCGCGTAGCGGCAAAGTCCAACTGTTGAGGCTGGCGGGTTTGTAAACCGATACGCTGATATCTGGGAAGAATAGCCATGTCTTAACCTTGTAGTTGTCCATATCTATATGCACCCTGTCCGAGCGTACCCGCAGCAGAAACATAAGATGTTAATTGTGCTGCACGACCAGCAGATTGATAAATGCCCGCCTGAGTGCTGGCCTGGCCGAGAGCCATAAGAGCGTTGTCCTGAGCAATAGCCTTTTCTCTTGCGCCTTCAGCTAAAGCATATCTCTGTAAAGTCGCAGCAGATCCAGATGTAGGATCTACACCGCCAGCCGCCGATCGAGAGATAACAGCAGCAAGCGTTTCGTTTAGATTGCGCAGAGCATCAGCGCCCCTTTGCTTATATGCAATGGCCTCAGATCTGCCGCGAAGCTCTGCTTGTCTTGCTTGCGCCTCATATTGTCTGCGCTGGGCAGCACCCGCAGCTATTGAGCCAACAGCAGAAACCCCAGCCATAGCAAGCTGAAACCCACTACTGGCCGCTACTGCACCCGCTGATGCTGCTAATGGAGCTAAAACAGCCATATCAATTCCCCACACTTAAACGATATTCAAGACCCAGAACGGTCATGGCCAATGGCACAGATTGGCTTATCGTTATTTGTCCAGTGCCAGTATATCCCAGCAAGCCGTGAGCAGTCTTAGTGCCGGTAAACGGTTGCACCGCTGTATCGAGCACATCCTCGCCAAAGTTCCTAAAGGAAACTTGCTTGCCGTTGATAGTCATATCTTGCGTATCATTGATGATAGCATCAACTTGTATGATCCGCTTCTTAAATCCTTGCACCGAGCCAGAAGATAACACCGGCTCCGCTGGCATTGTCCGAGCCGTTACAGTGTAGTCCAATCCTACCTGATAGCTGGCTGTTGCTGGTGATGCGAAGGTAATCGTGTAGGGCGATGCTGGCACGACTTGAGTAGGCTCCACAACCCCATCACGAATGATTGATACAGTCTCGCCCTCTAGCTGGTTCATGTTCACTGAGGCAGCAGCACCGCCGCTCTTGGCGCTATCCAGCGTTAGAGATGTGTTGAACTTCTCCAGCATGTAGTTTGCAGTGCCATTGATAGTACGCTTTACGATTACATAAACGTCAGCGATATCAACGCCAACCGCAATAAACTCACCGTCAGTTGTAAACCGACTAGGCGCAATCACGTTCTGACCAACCAGGATAGAATACACCGCCATAGATCCATCTGTGGCATTTACCACAAACAAACGATCTGACTCATCAGTTGAGGCCGCTCGACGCGCAGCCATATCAGTTGGATCTTTCAGCAAATGAGAGCTGAGAGCAGAAATATTCTGGATCTGGTACGATGCAGTCGTATCACCAAACTGAAACGCATTGATAGACTTACCCTGGCGCTGAATAAACACAGACGCACCGTTAAGATCTTCAATCGGAATGCCAGCCTTTGCACCCAGCCGCGTTTGCGGGCGAACAAAGAACGATGAAGGCGTGATAGGATTATCACCAGTCTGGAGAACAACAAACTCACCGCCGGTTGTAAAGATGCGGAAGTCATTGCCTGAGAACAGATTAACAATCGTGTTAAGCTGATTGGTGTTGATCGTTGCTTCTACAGCCTCATCATCGAGGCCAGTGCCAGGATTAAAGTCAAAGTAGTTTATAACGCCAGAACCCCATACGGTATTGGGTCGCGACTTAGATCCACCAAAGTATAACCGGCCCTCATGGAATGCAGCAGACTTTGGCCACCCGCGAGTGTTTGACCATACATCCTCATAGCCATGCTCGCTTTCCCAGTTACCGGCAGTGATTGCGCTAGTGTCAAAGAAGTTGACCTCAACAACGGCCTTCATTTCTGTGGCAGAAACAAACTCTACATATCGAGCGCGACCAAAGGTGCTGAGAACCTGAGCATATTCACCAACAGCAGCAGGAGCAAACGCCTCTACCTTATAACCAGTTGTGGCATCTGGAGCCGTATCCCATGCGGGATAAACCGTAAGAACCTTTGTGGAAGCAACATAGTCCTCAACATGGCGAGTTTGGCCAGAACCGGTGCCAGATGTTAAGGTTATGAACATTCCATTAGGCTCATCATCGACGGTATATGATGTTGCTGATTTGAGCGTGATTGTATCTGCGCCACCCGCCTGTGCTGTGCCGGTGTCAGTCGTTACAGAAGATGCAGTGATCGTAATATTGCCTGTCGATGCGCTGGGCGTAATCGTAAAGTTTGGCTGGTGAGTATCAAAGGCATAAGGATATTGCGGCAGATTAGTTAGCGGCAAGTTCTCCAGTGTCCAAGACGTATCGCTGTTTCTCACCAGGCGTTTGGTTTGCAGATCTTCATGGCAGAGAATGAGCGTATCAACCGCTTGCGTGTAATTGATCTCATCGAGCATGGCAGTCGTTATAGACGTTGCTGCAATGTAATCATTGCCAGAGCCGTTTATATTCGCTTGCAGCACCCCAGACTTAAATACATAGATGCGCTGATTAACCAAAACCAAAAAGTAACTATCGGTTACGCTGTACTCAAAAGGAATAACCTTAAAGTCTGTGAACGTAGATCCAAAGTCATAAATGAACTCAAGGCCATCACGGCGTCTAAATCCACCTTGAGGTTGAACGACTACATTCGTCGCTTCTTCCAAAGCATTCTGATATTGCTGTAGATCAGTACGAGCGCGAATAAGCGGATCAAGCTCGCCAACCGAGAAATTGGTTTGGAACTGGATGATCCGCATTTTAGTATCTCACATCAATAAGTGAATAATCCTCGATGACTTGCGGCGGCTTGCCACGACCATCAACATTCATTGCTTCGCGCATCAGACCGCCACGACCACTATCAGCCGGTGTTCCGTATGTTAGAGCTCGAAAATAATCTGCCTTGGATATTTGATCGGTAATTACAAAGGCAATCTCAGAGGCCAGCGCAGTACGAAGCAAGCGCACAAAGTAATTGGGCATTTTGCTTTCTGCTACCGAGCCTTGGTAATCAATAAAGACCTCTTCAAAGTTGGTATAGATCTGATCGCCATAGATCTCCCATCCATACCGAATAGGCTGTTGACCAAGGCCTGAGCTTCGGAATAACGCTATAACGCCTGAGAGCATATCGCCAGGAAGCTGATAAGCATACTTCCATTCATCTACCGGCGTGAAAGATAAGCGACCAAGCTGCTCTTTCTTTACGCTCCAGCTCCAAAGATAGTTTGATAAGAGTGTATCGCGTACATCCGGATATAGTCTGTCGCAAGCCTGTGCTGCATCAGTACCCTCTGTAAACGACGAAATGGGCGCTGCGCCCAACAGGATAAGAGCATCCGAGCATATTGAAAGTGAGGTATCACCAGCGGCCATATTGCCCTCCTGTTAGTGGGGAAGGGGCGGCGAACCGCCCCAACCTTATTAGGTAGTCAAGTCAGTGACGGTTATAACGCCACTGGTATTGATTAACTTACACAACGCTTGGCTATCACTGGCAACGACCCAAAGGGCATCACCAGTTGTGATAAGCGCTTGAACTGTGTTGAAGTAACCAGAGCCTTTAACAGTTGCCAAATTATCAGCGGATGAGCTGTAAGTATACATCGCTGGAGCGTTTCCGCTCTTTGATGCAGCAACAGTTGACCAGTTTGCAGATGCGAATGCCATTGTCTACTCTCCTTATGCTTCAGTACAAGCGATTTTGACAATGCCTTCGCCGTCGATTGAAACGGAACCAGCAGAGAACATGGAGCTAACCAAGAACGATGTCTTTTCAGGGACATAGTTTACTTCAGTTTTTTGCGCCATTGACTCAGCGTAGCCCATTGAATCTTTGTGCCAAGCAAAACAGGTACGAGTTGAAGGCTTAGGAATACCACCTTCGTCACGATCACCCATTGTCAAAATGTTAAAGCCCATGAACGTGTTGATCTCACCTTGCACAAGAGCTTTTACCGCAGCAAAGTCTTGGCTTGTGATCTCTTGTTCACCGAGCAATGAATCGAGCTGTGTTGCGTGCATCAACAAGTAACGACCTTCAGATGGTACGTTCTTCTCGTTAAGAGCTTTTGCTGTTGCGCGTAGCTTCTCGATGTTCATGTCAGTGTTACCACCTGGGCCAACTGTTGTAGCAACAGCTGATGTGCCAGTAGCAGCATTCAAAGCATCAATCATAATCTGATCCATACGACGAGCGATAGATTTAGATACGACTTGAACCAGCTCAGAGCGCTCATCAAAGTTAATGTGCGATTGCTGGAAGATGTCTGAATATTCTGCCGCGATGTAATCTTCCATCGTTGCAGTTACCTGACCATAGGTCACGTTCAGTGGTGTGACATCAGTTTGTGGAACGCGAAGTGTAGCAACACCTTTCCCGATTGTGGGGAACTTTACAGTGTTTCCAGCTACTCCGCTGCGTGTCCGCATCGTGCCGCGAAGCAGCGATTCGGCTTGATACGCTTGTTTGACCTCAGAGTCGAAAAGATCAACAAACGCCGTAGTGACGTTCTGCGCCATTGCAGATACCTCCTAGTGGGTTTCAACAAAACGCTTCCGTTATCCGAGGTTCGGGCGGTCGCTTGCGCGTTATGGCCGCGCCAGCCAGTAGAATACTACATCTAACGGGCCGGTGCGCGGTTAGCCGTTAAGGCCAAAATACACGCAAGCGATACTTATTGCAAGAGTTTAGGCTCTTTGCTGAGATTGGAACCATTGACGTTCCATTTTTGTGCGCCAAGCGGCATCAGTTTTCCAGCGAGGATCTGCGATTGCCGACTCAAGATCTTCCCTAGTAAAGTCTTGCTGCTCGACCACAGGCTTGATCGGAATGTTCTCATTCGTAATGGCCTGATGATACTTTAAGAACGCATTGATCGAGTCGGCATTGTTCAGAGAATATGCTATCGCTTCACGCTCAGAGTTGTTGAGAGGTGCCTTCTGCAAGATGCGCTCAGTCATCTGGATCTTCTCAGAGGCGTTAGAGCCTAGCTTCTCCATTTCAGCGCGTTGATCGTACTGGACACTCTCTTGCTCATCTTTCGCCATAGATAAGACGCGACCAGCAAGATCCTCAAAAGCATCCTGGCTAATCCCGTTTTCCTTAGCCCAGTCCTGATATACGGAGACAGTCGGATCGTCAGCGTCCAAACCCTGATCCGCCAATGAAGATATATCATACTGCTCCGGTGCTTTATGCTTGCCCGACTTAAACTTCTTTTCCAGCTCCGCGTAACTTTTTGCCAGCTTTTCAACATCAGGGCCATCCTCATCCCAAAACTTTGCAGGGTAATACTCAGGGCGCTCTAGTGGCCCATCGTCATCATCAGATGACTGCATCTCCTCCTGTGGCTGTTCGTGAACCGGAATGGGTGCATCCTCTTGGGGAGCCTCCGGTTCCGATACGTTAATCATCGGTGCATCTGCATCCGCTTCTACTGCTGCCGCTTCTTCAGCCATTGTTTGACCTTCCTATTCTTTTTTCAATCATACGAACAATCTCTGCCATTCCTGTCCTAGCATAACCAAAGCTCGCATCTTCTCCAGGGTGCCAAGTCGGTTGCTCAATCGTAACGCTGCGCAAATGGCTTAGAACCTTCTGCCCCTCAGAACTCTTGAAAACCTTACCATATAGGATGTCTATATCGTCGGCTCTTGGCGCTTCACTCACAGCTTGGGTTAATCCTTCCCAGCCTTCGGGTGAACTCATTGCATTGCCTCCATTGTGGCCCCACCATCAGTTGCAGCGGGTGGGCCTTGTTCTGCCATCATTGCTTGCTGCATCTGTTCCATCATCATTTGCTGCTCTTCCGGTGTGGTAAGCAGTTCTTGGTTTATGTTCATCTTGCTTGCGATGAATTGTGTTATGCGCGGTATAGACAGAGCCGCTTGACCCTGTGGGCCGAGAGCATTGGCGATCTGCATAAACTGCACAATGTCGTTTACCTCTTGTAGCTTCTGAGCCTGAGCCAGAGGAGCAACCGGCGTAACCTTAACTTCAACGCCGTTTACCTTCAGGGGCAGATCGATGAAGCCTTGCTGATCCATGATAAACAGAATGCGCGATACAATCGGCACCATTGTCTCGTCTATCAACCGGCCAAAGGCAGAGCCTAAGTTTGTAGCCAGTTCACGCGATCTTTCTGCAATCTCTGTTGCTGATCGAGCAGACATATTATCAGGCGGCAACGTGTCATCCATCAGGATCTTCTTCACGTTCATACGCAGATCATTCATCACGATCTGGCTGACATTAAAGTCACCGGCTCTAGGGAGAGGAGCCAGTGACGCACCCTGAGGGCCACCGTTACGAGCGACACCGATGACCGAACCAGGCTGTATTTTGATATTCTGTGGATTGAGAACGCCATCATCTGCCGCTGTATATACACCAGCGATTGCCAGAGAGGCATTCTTGAGAACCAGCTCAACAGTTTTGTTAAGGGTTTTGATGTCAGAGATAGCTGTAACTAATGGGCCACGGCCATAGATCTCACCGGCCACCTTCATATAGCGAGCGACGATGAACGGAGATGATTTCATTGTGCGATATACAAGCTCTTGCCGTTTGGCTGGCCAAATAACGTGATAGCAATACATAGCGCGCTCATAGTCATATATCACAGCATCCATAAGATCGATCTCTTTAGATGGTGATTGTGCTATCGCTTCGGCAAGTTCTGTAGTTATCTCAGCATCAGGAAACTCTTGCGGTATCGTTTCAGCCTTCATACGCAGCTTACGATAGACGTTATCGACGTTTCCGAATGTGCCTTCCTCGATAGCGACGAGATACTGAGGGATAGGCGTAAAGCGGATAGGCGTTGCCTCATCACCAGGCGTCACCATCATTACGGCAGTACCTACGCAAAGATCCAGCAGGAACTCACCCATAGCCAGATCAAAGTTAGTCTGACGCATAACCTCAAACATACGGGTCGTATAAGCATCCAGAGCAGCCTGAGCTTGGGGCTGCTGCTGTTCCGGTATCCCAGAGCCAGCTTCTAGGCGACACCATTCCTTTTGCGGAGGAAACAAACCAGCTTGTATGCGATTAGCAAAGCGCTGGGTGGCGTGTATGGCGGTAGAGTCAAAGACCCTAGACATCTTGCCTTTGCCAGCTACACCGCCCTCATAATAACCTGAGTATAGGTTTCTTTGCGGTAGAGCGAACTCATAGCAATCCTCATAGATCGAGCGCCATTCATCCTTGCGAGCCTGAGCTTTGGCCTCACGTTCAATAATATCTCTTACATTCAGCCGAGCCATTTAATTATCCTTTTTTATTCCGCTGGGCAAAGTTGCGAGCAGCCTCAACAGATCCAAACCCCCATGCCTTGAGAGCCAATGCCTTGCGAGTAGGCCGACCCTTCTCGTCTTTCATTGGGCCTTTCATGCCGGCAAAGCGCGCAGCAAAACTAACGCGCCTTGGGTTTGTTCCTGATGTTAACTTGCGGCCCATTCCAAACCTCTTGCGACCAGCTTCGTTCAAGCCGCCCTCTGCGCTTTGAAATCTCTTAGCAACCATACTGGCCTCCTACCGGCCAATGCGAATATTTGCCGTTCCGCTTGTAAATTCACCAGTCTTGAAGCCAGCGCGATACAATGCAACGCCAGATGGCTCAAAGCCATAGGTTTCAATCGGAGCAGTAAACGTATCAACATCACGCGCATCGGCATCTGGACTAGCCGTATCGAAAGCCCGCTGCACTGTGATCGTGCCTACAAACGTACCAGAGATTGATAGATTGAACTCTTTTGTGGAGTAAATCCAATCGGTGAATGTGTTTTGAGCAGTCAACGCTGCTGTAACCAAACCAGTATCTTTTGATAAAACAGCCATTTACTTCGCCTTCTTTTTTGCTGGAGCTTTCTTTGCTGGCTTTTCAGCAGCAGCCTTTTCTTCTTTGGCTGGAGCCTTAGCAGCTTTCTTTACATCATAGACTTTTTGAAAATCTCTAATACGTGTCATTTTTTTGCCTTCTCTATATTAAGCAGTAATGCCCTTCTCTTTTTGGTTTTTTCACCCTTTTCTTTTTCAAACTTTTTTCTTCGGCGTTGACCGGCAGCCTTCTCCTCAGCAAGCCTTTTTGCGGCAGCATCATTTACTGAGGAAGCTCGCCTATTTCTTTCCCTGCGATCCTCAGAGCTTTTTCGCTCAAGGTCGGCCATAACTTTTTTTGACCCCTCAGACTGACCGGTTTCGCCAGTAATTTTTCCCATTGAAATCGCAGTTAAAGGGCGACCCCCAATATCAGCCTTAACCTTATTAAAGGTATCCTTTATCCCAGCCCCAGCACTCATTCTTGGAGTTGGGGAGTATGGCCTGGCCTTTGGCCTTTTCATTACTGACCACCACCGAGTTTAGTTGCTCTAGGTATATCTCCCGCCCCTTCTTGACGCGCTGGAGAGAACAGCAATTTCATTCCACCAGTACGGCGCAACCGGCGACGAGCCTGAGCGCCCTGCATCTCTGTGCGTTCCTGAGCTGTTGCGCGTTCTTCAGATCTTGCCTGAGCCGCCTGAGCATCTTTTTCTGCCTGAGTAGGGCCGCGTCGACCGCCACCTAATAATCCCGCCATGTTAAAACCTCGTCATCATGTAGTAGTCAGCCCCCTCTGGGCCAAACTTTCTCATAACACTTTCTACCTCAAAACGTAGTGCTTTGGCAAACTTAAATGCGGTATCATTTTCTACTTTTACGCAGATTTGTAGCCTTCTGACCCCATAATCTTGCAAAGCGGTATCGGTTACGGCCCTTGCGCCACGCACAAGTGATATCGCATGACTGCCAATGTCCTTGCTGGGAACAAGCCACATCTCTGCTAGACCATGCCAGATATGCCGAATGCCAAAAGCTATGACAACCTTGCCTCGACCAATACCCGCCCAGCTCCATCCATCCTCAGAGTTATCCCAAATATAATCTATGTAGTTGGGAATATACTCCATGTATTCTTTGTTATCATCGGCCAGTCGCATTCTGGCGACATGCTCATAGCGCAGAGGAACAAGCTGCTCGTCGGAACTCATGCGGAACTCTGGAAGCTGAACCAATCCCATCAGAAGATCTCGAAGTCTGTTGTTGCGTTGAATGTCTGACCACCGCCAAAGCTGCTGCCGTATGTACCACGCCGCAATCGACGTTGCTCGCCACCACCCAGCATCAGATACCCAAACGCATCCCCGCAGTGAGAATGCTCGTTCTTTACCGGCATATCCTTGAAGCGCTCTTGCCCAGCGCCGAGAGATTGACGCTTGAAGAAGTAACCACCGGCCAAAGACTTTCGTACCCGCAAGCATTTCTTGTTTATCATTAGACCAGGCTTGCCACCCACCAGCCTATTCATAGGCGCAGCAGCAGCCTCACGGCGCACGTTAAACGCGTTACTGTCAGTCGGAGATGCTTTGAAACCAATCGAGCGCAAGTGATCGAAGGCAGTGACCTCATAGATCTCATCGCGCTTGTTGCCGGCGGGATCACCCCATATCACCACATCAGCCTTATTAAAGCTCGCGGCGATCTTAGCCAGTAACTCTTGCCCAAATCTCTCAAGCCCCATGTCAAACGTCACAAGCTCATCGAGAACCTTCCACGCGCCACCAGATGTACGCTGCCCAAAGATAGCGGCTGGCGTCAAACCAAAGTCAACACCGATCTGCAAGGGATATTGCGGATCATAAGTAACATCACCCGACATCATATCATCGTCATACTCAGGCCAGACCGGACGCCCCTCTTGTACAAACGTGTACTTGCCTTCAGCGTAGCATCTGATCCAATCAGCATTCTTACCGCCGAGAAGCTGCTCATAGTACCCGCTAGGCAAATGCGTTTTGTTTTCAGCAGATGGATTAACCATCCACCACTTACCACCAGAGAACACAAAGCCTTTTGCCTCTGGGTTTTCGGGCAGATCCTTAGCTGCT